TCAACTTCCGCCCCACCAACAGCGTCTCCTTCGATTTCAGCACCACTGCCTGATAATCGTTAAGTCGGGAACTGAGCCCCAGCCTCACCGCTGGGGCTTTTTTATGGCTATTGCGCTACAGTAAAAGAACACCCCCGACAAGTGTATGCCCGCTTCAATTCCAACCCGCGCAATCGATCGCCTGCGCAAAGCCGCCAACCTTGAACCCAGCAAAAAGCTGGTGGAGCTGAGCGACGGCAGCACTTTTGAAATGTGGGTAGCACCCCTGACGATGGCTGAGCGTGAACGCGCCCAGAAAAACGCCAAGTCTGACGACGCCAACGCCTTCGCCCTCCAACTTCTGATCCAGAAAGCCTGCGACGAAAACGGCACCAAGCTATTCAGCGCTGGCGAAATCGACGTCCTAAAGAATGAAGTCAAGGACCGGGATCTCCAAGCATTGATGCTGGCAATCCTGACCGATGATTCTGAGCCCATCGACCCAAAATCCTAAGCGCCGAACTGCGGAAAGATAGCTGGCTCATGCTCCAATTTGGCGTCGCCAAGGAACTAGACAAAACGCTTTCCGAAGTCCGGTCCACCATGACAGCCGAAGAACTCCTCGGCTGGAGCGCCTATTTCTGCATCCTCAACGAGGATCAGGAAAAGGCACTGGAACAAGCCAAACGCCGCCGCTAACCACGGTGGCTTTTTATTAGGTAAACTAAGGTACCAGGTAGTAGCGGCGCCGTGGCCTACAGAGCCGATATTGAGATAGGCGTAAGGGGTACACGCCAACTTGAGCAATTGCGCTCACTTATTACACAAACAACTCAAGCATACGAAAGTTTAAATCGAATTGCTGGAACTAGGGGTGGGCTAATACAAAATTTAGCTAACTACACGACTCAGGTAGACAGAGCACGTAGGGCTATTGATAATGTAACAATGGGTTCACAAGCAGAAACTAAAGCAATACGTGAATATGTAACAGCAATGGGACAAGCTAATACAGCTCGCGCCCGTCAGAACTATTTAATTGAACAGGAAATTGCAAATAGACGCAGAGTACAAGCAACGATGAATGCTGGATTTGGGCAACAAGGTCCGGCTGTACCACCATCTATGCGTAATGCAGGTTTTGGCCAGTTCGGTCCCGCATTACCACCTAGAGCAGGTGCAGCAAGACCCGGAGCAGGAATCGGCAAAGGGATTATGGGAGCGGCCAGCAATGCCGCAATCGGTGGTGCATTTCCATTGCTGTTTGGTCAAAGTGGAGCCGCAGCAGCTGGCGGTGCATTAGGCGGTATTGCAGGTTCTTTCCTAGGACCATCAGGCGGTTTTGCTGGTTCTCTAGTCGGTACAATTCTTGGTGAAAAACTTGGCCAGGGTAATCAAGTCAAGCAATTGGGTGAAGACATCGGTTTCTCTGCCGAGCAAACCAAACTGCTTGGTATTGCTTTCCAACAAGCAGGCAAAGACTTTGATAAGTTCCAGCAGTCTGTTTCTACTATCCAAGGACTCAGCCTATCTATTGAAGATCAAGGTCGCGCTATTCAATTAGCCAGCAGCTTGACAGAAAGCTACAAAGGCAAGATTGACAAAGTTACCAATGCTTTTGCCAATGCCCTTTCAACGGGCAAAGTAACTCAAGGCACGCTGAATCAACTTACGGGTCAAGGTATTCCAATCCAACAAGCCTTAGCTGACAAGTATGGCGTCAGCCGTAATGCCATACTTAAAATGGCAAAAGATGGAAAAGTATCTGTTCAAGATTTAATTGATACCCTTGTAGAAGTTGGTAACAAAGGACAGGCAAGCGCAACTACCCAAGCAGATGCTTTTAGTGATGCTTACGCCAAAATTGAACCACTAGTTAAAAGACTAGAAACTTTATTTGAGGGCCTATTTAAGTTTATTTCCGACAGGCTTTCAAGTACTCTAACTGAAGTATTGGGTACAATAGATAATATAATTACAGGCATAGAAACGCTAGCTAATTTTATCGGACCTAAATTTGATTCCTTAGCAACAACAGTTAGCAATAGCCTTGCAAACATAAAAGTCCCACCCTGGCTCGCATCTTTTATGCGTCAAGGTGCCACAGACTTTGTTCTGGGCGCTATTCCAGGTGGATCTGGGCTTGCTGTTTTAAACCAAGTAGGTAAAGACGTCAATAAAAGTGCAGGTATGTACGGCAAGTACATTCCGGGTAGCCAACAACAAGCAATCAAACCGCAACTACAAAGTTTAACCGCACCATCTCAAGCAGAACCAAGCGGCGGAAGCAGTGGAGCAGCAGACAAAGCTGCCAAAGCAGCAGAACGTGAAGCAGCACGGGTTGCCAACATTGTGCGCGACCGCGCCGCAGCAACCGAACAACTGCGGCTGCAGATGCAGTACAGCCACGGAATTCTTGTTGCCGAAACTGCAAAAGATCCATTCCTCAAAATGGAGCTGGAACTCCAGCAAAAGATTGGAGAAATCTCGCTGGACTACAGCAAACAAATAAACGACGAAAAAGCTAAAGGTAATTCTGCAGCTGTCAAAGAAGCTATAACACAACACGCTCTTGCTAAGACAGAGGCAGAACGTCTAAAATATGCAATGGATGTCAAAAAACTAGAGCTGAAACGTAAAGAGAATTACGATAATGTCTTGATGGATCTGGACCAAGAACTACAATTGCGCTCTGCAACAACAGAAGAAGCGCGTAATCAGCTCCGCATTGAATATGAAATGGCAAAATTAAAGCAAACAAGATTATATAATTCTGATCAACTTACCGCGATACAAAATCGTAAGCAACAACTTGCCGCACCTAAAACTCCCTACGAAACAATCAATCTTGCCAGAGGTGCAGCCTCTGACGAACTTACAAAATTACTTGACGTAGGCAATCAAATTGTCACGATAGGTGATGCAATTGGTACATCGTTTGGTGAATCTTTTAAAGGAATTATCAGCGGCACCATGACTGCCCAAGAAGCGCTAGCAAGCTTCTTCCAAAGCGTGGCCGATGCCTTCTTAGACATGGCCGCTCAGATTATTGCTAAGTGGATTACAATGACAATCCTTAACTCCGTACTATCCCTATTCCCAGGTGGAAGCAAAGGCACTACGTCTCTAGGTAATGCCAATTTGGTAGATGTAAACAAGTATTCCATTCCACTGCCAGGTCTTGCCACGGGTGGCCCTGCTATGGCCAATACCCCGTACATCGTTGGCGAAAAGGGCCCCGAGCTGTTCATACCAGGGCGCAGTGGTACCGTCATCCCGAACGATGCCCTAGGCGGCGGTGGCGGCGTTCAGGTTGGTGCCATCAACATCAGCGTCCAGAACAGCGGCGAAAACTTGAGTGCATCTGCCCAAAAGCAAATTGCTGGTCAAGTTCAGAGTATTGTGTTATCAACTCTTGTGGATCAGCGCCGTAGCGGCGGGGTACTGACACGATGACCGCACCGTTCTTTACCAGCCTGGACAGTCTGCGCCTGACATTTGATGCCAGCGTCCAGCGCACCACGCGGACGCAGCGTGTCCAATTTGGTGACGGTTACACCCAACTAATCAAAGACGGTCTGAACGACGAGCTGGAAACCTGGTCTTGCACCACGCCAGCTATGAGCGACGAAGAAACCTGGGGTTTGGAAGCCTTCCTGCAACGCAACAAGGGGCAAGCACTGAGTTGGACACCTCCAGATGCAACAAAACGTTTCTACATCCAGTTTACAACTGGCACCATACGTCTTGGTTACACAGAAATTGCCAATTTAACCTTAAAAAATTATACAAGACCCGCAAACTATACAGCCAACCTAGATACCGGCATTCTTACTTCAGTCAATATACCAAACGCAACTGACGTATACACAACTCTGACACTTTCTCCACGGAATTACCTACTTCAAGATAACTGGAACATCGCATTTATTGCTCCAGGTCTCTATGTAGTCAGTTTTAATCTAACTCGGGTGTATGTATGACACAGATTCCTCCCAACGCTGAAACACTCAAAACACAGTCCACGCAGATCATTGATCTGTTCACGTTGGACATCACTGTTTTGCTAGCCCCTGGTTCTACCGACCAGGCAATTTATAGATTCTGTAACTGGACTCAAGTCGGTGGTAATGATGTGGTGTACCAAGGCGATACCTACACGGCCATTCCAATGCAAGCTGATGGTTTTTCGCGCACCGGATCTGGTCAGCTTGAACGCCCATCCCTTACGTTTTCCAACGTCGGTCTAGCTATTACCGGTTTAACCAACACCTACGACGATCTCGTCGGCGCCACTGTCCAGCGCATCCGCACACTTACCACTTACCTCGACGGCCAACCAGCTGCAGACCCTGACGCTTTCTGGGGACCAGAGGAATGGGTGGTGGAGCAAAAAGCTACAGAGACACCGCTAAACGTTGCATTCCAACTGGCTGTTCCCTTTGACCTTGAAGGTCAGACGCTGCCAGGGCGCCGGCTTCTAAGAGAGCAATGCCAGTGGATCTACCGCAGCGAAATTGGCTGCCACTACTCGGGTACCGGCTACTGGAATGCCAACGATCAAGCGGTCGGCTCGGCTGCTCAAGATGTATGCGGCAAACGCCTGACAAGCTGCCAGCTCCGCTTTGGTTCCAGTTCCAGCATCCCTTTCGGGGGGTTCCCTGGATTGGTGGATAGGCAAGGCTGATGACACTTTCGACGTTTACCGTTCCCGTTACCCAGTCCCAACAGGCTGAGCTACGCCTACGCGCCGAGGATGCTTACCCCCAGGAAGCCTGCGGGTTCATCCTTCAAGACGGGAGCCTGGTCGAATGCCAGAACCACAGCACGGTTGAAGACCAGTTCATCATTAGCGCGGAAGACTACGCCGAATACGACGAGCAGATCGAATCGGTATGGCACACCCACGCCAATTTCCCCAGGTTTAGCGAGGCAGACATCCGCGCCTGCAAATCTCTGAACCTCCCCTTCGCGGTGTGGGATTGCGGTAGCTCGCAACTGCTATGGCTTGACCCGCGCCAGTCGGCTGGGTTGCTGCAACGCCCCTGGAATTATGGAGTCCATGACTGTTATGCGGCCCTACGAGATTGGTATTTTCAGGAGCTGGGCGTAGAGCTGGGCGACTACACCCGCAACTACGACGGCGAATGGACCTCCAGGGGTTTTGTCTATTTTGAAGAAAACTTCAAGGCCGAGGGGTTTCTA